TGGTAGTTTAGGATAGTTAATAACCAAGCTACCAAAGTTGTTAGACATACTAGAAAATGTTGCTGAACGGTTTGTTGGTGGTACTGCGAGATCTAAATTAGCGATTCCGTCATTACCTACCATCGGTATTGGTGCAACTCTGTTCGGGTAAACAAAAGGTACTTCTATTTCTACAAAAGGAGCACCAGAGTTAGCGATTGATCTGGGACCATGGTGCGTAGTATTATATAAGGTACTCAAAGTTGGTGTAAAACTTGATGTTGCGCCGGCGGATTCATTATTAGAACCCATGAGGGCTGTTCTATCAGGTGTAATTATACGCTGAGTATCCGGAAAGAAATCCACTGTAATATTAGGGATTATTTGCACTCCTTCGGTCTCACTTTCTAATTCAACGCAAACTTTAAAGCGTAACGAACCACGCCATACACGATATAGAGCTAGGTACCAATTAAAAATAGTCGAAGCATTGTTAATATTGAAACTATTAGATGATGTAAAAGGTGTGATCAAACTTGATATTGGTATGACCACCGGTTGCGTATACATTTGTGAGACATCAGTACCGGCACCTCCTATCTTATCAAATGACGTGTTAACGTGATGATATCTTTTAAGGACATCTTTGATAGATGTGTACGTTTCGGACATAACTCCCATATCGGTTTTATAGAGAGCCTGTCCTAACATTGAAAGATCTGTGCCGGGGTTGGGATCGATACCTTGCGCTATAGGGACCCAAGCTGTATTAGCCCGAGAAACAAAATTCAATCTAAAATCAGGACCTCCTGCAATAAATACATTGAAATTGTATGATGTAGGTAGTCCAGCGGGGACTGATAGCGGATTAATAACATATAAAGCAATTTGTCCGGTACAACATTCGTCTATGATAAAATCATCATATCCTGTTGAGGTTGTAACTCCAGTTCCTGTCGACATTGGTCCATGACAGATTCTTTTCCATGGTGTATCGGCTACGTAAGGGACATCAATCTCAAATGTTTTGTTATCAGCGTTGATTTCAAAGGTGTAACCTAAAGCGCTGGTGGGTTCAATACCGGTAGTAACG